ATTTTTCCCAAAACCCTTCTATTATTTCAGGTTCTACAGATGGTACTGTTTATGATTTTGTAACTGGTTCTTATTTTTCTCCATATGCTACTACAGTAGGGTTATATGATGATGCTCAAAATTTACTTGCAGTAGGAAAGTTATCTCAACCCCTTCCTATATCAAGAACAACAGATACTACTATATTTATAAACATAGATAGATAAATACAATGGGAAAAGGAACCAAAAGACTAGAGAAGATATTTATCCCTACTTCAGATGAAGTAAATCAGGGGTTTACTATAAATGCATGGCACGTATCACAATCAGTAGATGCTTTTACTGGTACAGGTAGTTTTGATATTGATATTAGTGGTAGTTTTACCGTTAGTGGGTCTATTTACCATGAAGGTGCTCAAGATGCTAATGGTGCTTTATCTAACGTAGTAGTAAGAAACACATCTACTGGAGAATATTTCATTACAGGTTCTTATTTTGGTTCAAATGGCTCCTCAGGTTCTTCTGGTAGTTCAGGCACCTCAGGCTCTTCAGGCTCTTCAGGTTCAAGTGGCTCTTCAGGTACTTCAGGTTCTTCAGGTTCATCTGGTACCTCAGGTTCTTCAGGTTCATCTGGTACCTCAGGCAGTTCAGGATCTTCAGGTAGCTCAGGCTCATCAGGCTCATCAGGCTCCTCAGGTTCTTCAGGTACATCGGGTAGTTCAGGTTCTTCAGGTAGTTCAGGCACCTCAGGCTCTTCAGGCTCTTCAGGCTCTTCAGGTACCTCAGGCAGTTCAGGCTCTTCAGGTAGTTCAGGTACATCAGGTTCTTCAGGTTCTTCAGGTTCAAGTGGTACCTCAGGTAGTTCAGGCTCTTCAGGTTCTTCAGGCACATCAGGTAGTTCAGGCTCTTCAGGTTCTTCAGGTACCTCAGGCAGTTCAGGCTCTTCAGGTAGTTCAGGTACATCAGGCTCATCAGGTACTTCAGGTTCATCTGGCTCTTCAGGTACATCAGGCTCAAGCGGTTCTTCAGGTACTTCAGGTTCCTCTGGTTCATCGGGCACCTCAGGTTCTTCGGGTAGTTCAGGTACTTCTGGAGCTAATGCTAATAGTGGGAATTGGTATTTAATTAATTCTCCAACTAATACTTCTAATCCTACTAGTGGTGAATTTGCTGTAAATAATTTACTTAACTTTAGTGCAATTACCTATATAGAACTAGATAATACTGATTATATTTCAGTAAATAGAGCTGCTTTCTTAGATAGAATTGGTGAAGGTTCTATTATGTATATTGAAGATCCTGCATCAAATGATACTTGGATTTGGAGTATAGATTCTAATACTTTATCTTTTTCAACATCTTATAGAGAAATTACCGTAACATTCCTTTCAGGTCCTTCAGGATCTGGATCTAAAGATTATGTATATGAAATAAGATTTGATGTAGTAGGAACCCAAGGAAGTGCAGGAACATCTGGCTCTTCAGGTACTTCAGGAACCGATGGTTCAAGTGGCTCTTCAGGTACTTCAGGAACCGATGGTTCAAGTGGCTCATCAGGTACTTCAGGGATAGACGGTTCTTCAGGCACATCAGGCTCTTCAGGTGAAAATGGCTCAAGCGGTAGCTCAGGTACTTCTGGTACAAATGGTTCATCTGGAACCTCAGGAGACGGTACTTCAGGTACATCTGGTACTTCAGGTTCAGATGGTTCAGCTGGTTCATCAGGTACTTCAGGTTCAGATGGTTCAGCTGGCTCATCAGGTACCTCAGGCTCAGATGGTTCATCTGGCTCATCAGGTACCTCAGGCTTAGATGGTTCATCTGGTTCATCAGGTACATCAGGTACTTCAGGAGACGGTTCATCAGGTACATCTGGTACTTCAGGTTCAGATGGTTCAGCTGGTTCATCAGGTACCTCAGGTTCAGATGGTTCATCTGGTTCATCAGGTACTTCAGGTGAAAATGGTTCAAGCGGTAGCTCAGGTACTTCTGGTACAAATGGTTCTTCAGGAAGTTCAGGTACTAATGGCTCAAGCGGCTCCTCAGGTAGCTCTGGTACCTCAGGTTCAGATGGTTCATCTGGTTCATCAGGCTCTTCAGGTACTTCAGGAGAAAATGGCTCAAGTGGTTCATCAGGTACTTCAGGTGAAAATGGTACTTCTGGTTCATCAGGCTCTTCAGGAAGTTCAGGTACAAATGGTTCTTCAGGAAGTTCAGGTACTAATGGCTCAAGTGGTTCATCAGGTAGCTCTGGTACCTCAGGTTCAGATGGTTCATCTGGATCATCAGGTTCTTCAGGTACTTCAGGCGAAAATGGCTCAAGTGGTTCATCAGGTACTTCAGGTGAAAATGGCTCTAGTGGTTCATCAGGTACTTCTGGTGAAAATGGTTCAAGCGGTTCATCAGGCTCTTCAGGAAGTTCAGGTACAAATGGCTCTTCAGGAAGTTCAGGTACTAATGGCTCAAGCGGCTCCTCAGGTAGTTCAGGCTCATCAGGGACTTCAGGAACTGACGGCTCTTCAGGATCATCCGGTACTTCAGGTGAAAATGGCTCTAGTGGTAGCTCAGGTACCTCAGGAGAAAATGGTTCAAGCGGCTCATCAGGCTCTTCAGGTAGCTCAGGTACAAATGGTTCTTCAGGTAGCTCAGGTTCAGATGGTTCATCTGGATCATCAGGTTCTTCAGGTTCATCAGGTACATCAGGAACTGACGGATCATCAGGTTCTTCAGGCACCTCAGGAACAGATGGTTCATCAGGTTCTTCAGGTACTTCAGGCGAAAATGGCTCAAGTGGTTCATCAGGTTCTTCAGGTAGTTCAGGTACTAACGGCTCAAGTGGTTCATCAGGTAGTTCTGGTACTTCAGGAAGTGCGGGAACTTCAGGTTCTTCAGGTACCTCAGGTACTGACGGATCATCAGGTTCTTCAGGCACCTCAGGAACAGATGGTTCATCTGGTTCTTCAGGCACCTCAGGTGAAAATGGCTCTTCAGGCTCATCAGGTTCTTCAGGAAGTTCAGGTACAAATGGCTCAAGCGGCTCATCAGGTAGCTCTGGTACCTCAGGAAGTGCAGGCACCTCAGGCTCATCAGGTACTTCAGGTTCAGATGGTTCAGCTGGTTCATCAGGTACCTCAGGTTCAGATGGTTCATCTGGTTCATCAGGTACTTCAGGTGAAAATGGTTCAAGCGGTTCATCAGGCTCTTCAGGTAGTTCAGGCACAAATGGCTCAAGCGGCTCCTCAGGTAGCTCTGGTACTTCAGGAAGTGCAGGCACCTCAGGTTCATCAGGTACATCAGGAACTGATGGCTCAAGCGGTAGTTCAGGTACCTCAGGTTCAGATGGTTCATCTGGTTCATCTGGTTCTTCAGGAACATCAGGAGAAAATGGTTCAAGCGGTAGCTCAGGTACTTCTGGTACAAATGGTTCTTCAGGAAGTTCAGGCACAAATGGTACTTCAGGTTCATCAGGCACCTCAGGTTCATCAGGTACATCAGGAACTGATGGCTCAAGCGGTAGTTCAGGTACCTCAGGTGAAAATGGCTCAAGCGGTAGCTCAGGTACTTCTGGTGAAAATGGCACCTCAGGTTCATCAGGCACTTCAGGCACTTCAGGTACAAACGGTACTTCAGGTTCATCAGGTACATCAGGTGACTCAGGTTCTTCAGGTACCTCAGGCTCATCAGGTACCTCAGGAACTGATGGCTCATCAGGTTCTTCAGGTACTTCTGGAGAAGCTGGTAGCTCTGGTACATCAGGTTCATCAGGTTCATCAGGTACTTCAGGTTCATCAGGCACTTCAGGAAGTTCAGGTACAAACGGTACTTCTGGTTCATCAGGTACAAATGGTACTTCAGGTAGTTCAGGTTCATCAGGTACTTCAGGTGAAGCTGGCTCTTCAGGTACTTCAGGCTCTTCAGGTTCTTCAGGTTCTTCAGGTGAAGCTGGTTCTTCAGGTACTTCAGGCTCTTCAGGTTCTTCAGGTGAAGCTGGTAGTTCTGGTACTTCAGGTACAAACGGTACTTCAGGCTCATCAGGTTCTTCAGGTACTTCAGGCTCATCAGGTTCAAGCGGTACTTCAGGTTCATCAGGCTCTTCAGGTACTTCAGGCTCTTCAGGTTCTTCAGGTGAAGCTGGTTCTTCAGGTACTTCAGGCTCTTCAGGCTCTTCAGGTGAAGCTGGTAGTTCTGGTACTTCAGGTACAAACGGTACTTCTGGTTCATCAGGTACAAATGGTACTTCAGGTAGTTCAGGTTCATCAGGTAGTTCAGGTTCTTCAGGTACTTCTGGAGAAGCTGGTAGCTCTGGTTCATCAGGTTCATCAGGTTCATCAGGTACTTCAGGTGAAGCTGGTAGTTCTGGTACTTCAGGCTCTTCAGGCTCTTCAGGTACCTCAGGTAACTCAGGTAGTTCAGGTTCATCAGGCTCATCAGGAACTTCAGGTACATCAGGTAATTCAGGCTCTTCAGGTACATCAGGTTCATCAGGTAATTCAGGCTCATCAGGAACTTCAGGTACATCAGGTGAAAATGGTACCTCAGGTACTTCAGGTAGCACTGGTAGCTCAGGCTCTTCAGGTACTTCAGGTACTTCAGGCCTTGATGATAATGGTGGTGGTTTTACCCTTCAGTATACAGGATCTGTTGAATTAAATGCTTCTCCTTGGAGTGGTGGTAACCCTCAAATTAAAGCATCAACAGCAGCTTCTCACGTAACAGCTTCAGGATATAACGAATGGCATTTCTCAGATATAGGTAGAGGATTAGGAACAGGAAACCAACAACAATACGATAGTGGTGATGGTGATGATACTGTATTCTCTTTTATTACATCATCAATTACAGATAGTGGTCAAATTTTAGTTAGAGTATATGACGACGAACAACCTGAATATGATTATTATTATATAAATAGTGGTTCTGCTAGAGTAGGAAACCCAGCTGCTGCAGGTAGTGGTAGAGATTTAATTTTAGATCTTAAATGGGTCGGTGGTAGATCCTTTGGTGAATCTAATTCACCAATCCCAGCTAATGGAACTCCTAATAATACAAATGTTTCATTTGCCTTCCTGGGTTCAGGAGGAGGTACAATTGATACTTTATATACAGCAGATGGTACCATTACATCCAATAGATTAGTTTCATTAGATAGTTCTAACATAACTTTTAGTGGAAGTACAGGTCCTGGATTTGTTTTCCAAGTAGAGTCTAATGAGATACTCTTCCCAGAAATAACACAGGCTTCAGGATTAGTTGACTTGGTTACTATAGGTACTAATGGTAGATTATTTACAACTGGTTCGGGTTATATAGCAAATCAAGTTGTAGGAGGTTCAAATACTGAAGTTCAATTTAATGAAAATGGTACATTTGGAGGAGATCCTAATTTTACTTGGAACTCAGGATCAAATTACCTAACTATTAAAGGATCTGCATCTGCTCCTGCTCTTAAATTAACAAATGAAACCCCAGGTATTGGTAATAATACTGAATTTGCTGAATTAGTAGCTCGTTCCTCAGTATATAGTGCTGATATTGCAAGTATTATATTTAAAGGAGATGGTACATTTAGTGGAGGTGATTACCCTTCAAGAATTGAATTCCATACTACTAATGATGGTTCATCTTCACCTACAAATAAATTTACTATTAAAAATAATGGTAGAGTAGGTGTAGGTGTTACTAACCCATCAAATGGCTTCTTTGAAGTTAATGGCTCCGTAAGTGGTACTTCAATTTATGCCTCAGCAAACATTGTAGCTTACTCAGATGCTCGTAGTAAAACTAATGTAGAAACTATTGAAGGTGCTTTAGATAAGGTAAATGCTATTAGAGGTGTTACTTATAATAAAGTAGAAGATCCTGATGGAATTCGTTACATGGGGGTAATTGCTCAAGAATTACAACCAGTAATCCCAGAAGTAGTAGCTGAAGGTGAAGAAGGTAATTTAGCAGTAGCCTATGGTAATATTACAGGTGTGTTAATTGAAGCTGTTAAAGAATTAACTGCTGAAGTAGAATCTTTAAAACAAGAAATTAACAATTTAAAAAATAGTTAATGGCAACATACAAAATAGCACCGGATTCAACAGGGGAGATAGGTATGGCCCAAATGAAATATGGTCTTGTTAATAAAGCAGACTATAACAATTCAAATGGAGTTACTACTGAAATTAACATGGAAACTTTAGTTGTTAATTCTACTACTTATCAAGGTGATTTAAGTTCTAAAACTTGGAATACCTCTACTCCTTACGGATTCGGTGAAATGTATGGTCAAACCTGGAACGATACTCCAGATACTTTAACAGCTACTAGAACAAGTTTCTTTGCTACAGGTACTTATACTACAGTAACCAATTACGGTTCTGAAACCGACCCAGGTAATAACTTTAACCCTACTACTGGTATTTACACAGCCCCATCTACAGGTAACTATACTATGAATGCTCAATTACAGTTAGATTATAGTACAGGTAACATTTCAAGATCAACAGGTATTAGAATTACTAAAAATGGTACCTCAACTATTGTAACTTCTCAAACTTATACCGTCCCTTTATTTACTACAGGTACAAATAATGTTATATGTAGTATAAGTAATTATTCAATGACTGCAGGTGATACTTTAAGAGTAGTAGCATTAAATGATTTACAAGCAGCAGAAGGTGGAACTAATAGTGATGTAGTATTTAACATCACAGCAACCCCTTAAAATTTTAAATTATGAATTGGTTATATAAAGGTGAGGAAATGACCTCAATTGAGGATTTCCCTCCTTCAACATTTGGATTTACCTATAGAGTTACCCACATTCCAAGTGGTAAAATGTATATAGGTAAAAAAGTATTAAAATTTACTCGTAAAGCTAAATTAACAAAAAAAGATTTAGCAATGTATGAAGGTGTTCAAGGACGTAAACCCTCATATAAACAAGTAATCAAAGAATCAGATTGGAAAACATATTGGGGCTCTAACAAAGTATTACTTAACTTATTAGAGAACGAACCCATTGAAAATTTTAAACGTGAAATTTTAACTTTGGCTCCCAATAAAAAGTTATTAACTTATGAGGAAACAAAAGCATTATTTTTATATAGTGTATTAGAAAATCCTCACGAATATTTTAACGATAACATTCTCGGGAAGTTCTTCACAAAAGACTTTGAATCGCCAAAATAAGTTATTACATTTACCGTTATATGGTAAACCATTTATTAGTTAACATTGTAAACTCCGTTCTAGGAGCAGGCAAATCTACAGCCAGAGGTAATCAAGCATACCACTGTCCTTTTTGTCATCACTCAAAACCTAAATTAGAGGTTAATTTTACTGATGGTCAAAAGAATCCTTGGCACTGTTGGGTTTGTAATAAAAAAGGAACTAATCTAGTCACCTTATTAAAACAAGCACAAGCCCCAGAAGATAAAATTGCTGAGGTGAAAAAGCATGTCTCTTACAAAGACTATAGAGACAATACTAAAAAAGTAGAGGCAATTAATCTACCTAAGGAGTTTAAACCACTACTTGAGTTAACAAAATCAGATATTAAGGGTAGACAGGCGCTAGCTTACCTAAAAAAACGTGGCGTAAGTAAAGCGGATATTATGCGCTACAATATTGGTTATTGCGATGGTGGTGTCTACGATTATATGATCGTTATACCGTCGTATTCCCACGAAGGTTCCCTAAATTATTTCGTAGCCCGTAACTACAACCCTCACTCACCTGTTAAATATAAAAATCCACCAATGAGTAAGGATACAATACCATTTGAATTATTTATCAATTGGTCATCTCCTTTAATTTTAGTTGAAGGTATGTTTGATGCTTTAGCTGTAAAACGCAACGCAATTCCCCTGTTAGGAAAACATATCCAAAGAGAATTAATGAAAAAAATTGTTACCTCACAGGTACAAAAAATATATATAGCTTTAGATAAGGACGCTCAAAAAGATGCCGTCAAGTTTTGTGAACAGTTAATGGATGAAGGTAAAGAAGTATATTTAGTAGATCTAGAAGATAAAGACCCATCGGAAATGGGATTCAAAGCTATTACTAACTTAATCCAGAAAACTACCCCATTAGATCAATATGGTTTAATGGC